ATAAAATTTTAGCTCTGTTAAGCTCAGTAATTTCATTTGCTTGTACTACTTGTGTGCTATCGTTTTCGCTTGATTTACCTACTCCGATATAAGCAAGATTATGGCCTATTAGATAAGCAATAACTCCATCACCGTCACCGTAAACACCGTAATTACCATAAACATTTGCTGAGCCAATAGCTCTAACTTCAACTCCAAAATCTGAATAGTTAACAAAGTCAATTTTATCTGCTGTGCCGCCGCCTGATGATCTAATATCTTGAGTAGTTATACCGTCGTCGATTATTACTGTTGTTCCATCAGCGGCATTAAAATGTAAAAGTAATACTGTATTAGCATCACTAGTAAATGCTACTGTAGGCGCTACAAAGTTTGAACTGTATCTAGATATGTTTGAAACTTTAACATCGTCAAAAGATCCGTTTAAGTAATTTGCGCCACCGTGTTTGGAACCAAGTAACATTGGTTTACTAGCACCATAATCAGTAGTATCAGCATAAGTTATACCTTGCTGTGTTCCATTAACAAATAATTTTGTTGAACCTGATGTTCTTGAAACAGCAACATGATACCAAACACCAGATGATAACGCAGTACCGGTAATTTCTGCTGTGTCTGCTGGAGCAAATTCAAGTTGGTTAGAAGTATTAACTCTTAATACAAGAGCTACATCTGAGTCAGCGCCATTTCTAAAATCAAATACTGTTTGATCTATTCCAAGTGCGCCTAATCTAACAAAAGTTTCAAATGTAAAGTTACCTGTGCCAAATCCAAAATCTGGTTGAGTTGTATACCCAACATAGTCACCAGTACCGTCTAATAGTAAAGCAGATGATCCAAATTTCTTTATAGCAGTATCAATCTGCGCATCACCAAATGCTGTCCCAGTCTTTCCTGTTCTGTCTTCTAATGTTTCAAACCCAGTAACTTTACCATCAATATTATAATAGTCACCAGTAATAGTTTCAATAGTGCCAGTTGCTAAAACACTTGTTCCATCAACATCGTAGTAAGTAATTGTATTTCCTACATTAAATGTTCCTGTAGTATTTGAAATTTTAACTCTTGTTTTACCATCGCCGCTAAATCCTGTTGATCCACTTAATAAGTTTATACCTTTGTTAGCAAAATATGTGAATGAATTTACCCACTCAACCCTTGTACCATTTGTTGCTGTAATAGTATCAACGCCTGGTGTAATAAACGTTGCTGAGTGAAACAACATACTTGCTTCATTACTAGTTGAGTTTGCTACGCTACCGTCAACTAACGCTCCTCTACCAGCATCTCCTGCGTTAAATCCTAAAGGATCTTCTGGAGGATTAGTACCTAATCTTGCTGTACTACCTTTAGTAGTTACTGTAATATTTCTAATATAAGGTGAGCGAGAAGTAACAATAATATTATTAACAAATCTAAAAGCGTAACCAGTATTAGCACCACTATCATATTCAAAGTTTGCTATTGTTAAATCTTCAATTGTGCTTTCGCCATTTAGTAAAAATGCGTCTTTATTTCTAGTTGCTGGTGTTGGCTGAATTGTTACAGATCTAATACCTGTGCCTTTTACAGATACCCCCACAGGAACTGTTAACGGAAATGTTTCAGTATATGTTCCTGGATAAATCCATACTGTGTCGCCAGCAGTAGTATTGTTTAATGCTTCTTCTAAACTTGCTACAGGATCATTTTGATGTGTACCTGAGTTATTTGTATCGTCGCCGTTTACACTTACGTAATAGGTGTTACCAGGACGTGTTGCTAGGTTAATTCCATCAATAACAATATTAGATGTGTTAACAGCATCAGCATATAAGTTTACAGCCCAGATGTCATCCCAACGAGTGTTTGTAGAATCGCTTGGATCTTTACCTATTGTCCATCTATCATTTTCTGACGGTATTAAATCACTTGCTATTTTAGCATTAAAGTTAATTGTATCTGATGTACTATCACCTAATCCTATAGTTCCGTCGGCAGTTATGTTTCCGTTTACATGTAGGTGTCCGCCAACTAATACATCAGCATTTAAATCAATAAGTCCTGTGCCGCTTGTTCGTAATTCTAAGTTAGCGTTTGATGTTGTAGTTTCAATGACGTTGTCAAATATACGCATGTCATCGAAACTTAATTCGTTGTTAATTATAACGGGCGATGTAAATGTAATATCACCTGCGTCATTTGAAATAGTATTGTTTGAAATTGTAAAGTTTGAAAGGCTTACTGAATTAGTAACCTCTAAGTTAGTAGTGCGTACGGTGCCGTTGACTTGTAAGTCGTGTGTTGGTGTGCTGGTTTGTATTCCAACCCTTCCATTTATTACATCTAAGTATAATAAGTCATTCTCAAAAGCTAGATCCACACCTTGGCGTAGAAGGTTTGCCTTCAAGAGAGGACCAGATATACGACCTAATTGGCTCACTTCGCTCTCCTAACTTCCGTCTTTCACGGATAACCGCCTTACATTGCGGGTTTACCACAGTTTGTAATACTATTTAGCTGTTTGTAAAATTATCCAAGTAGGATAGCCATTATATTTGAGATATCGTCAATTTCATCTTCGGTTGCCGTAACGCTTGATCCTGCCCATGTAGCCCAAGTAGTTCCGTTGTATACTTCGGGACTTCCTAAGTCTGTATTGTAGCGTATTTCTCCTGTTTCTGGAGTTGATGTACGCTGTCCTGTACCACCATTAGGTACAACTAATGCTGTTGTAGAATCAAATTTAACATATCCGCTGGCTGTATTAGAAATTGTTAACGGTAGCGAAGCATGTTGGTTTTCAAACAAATTATCTCTAACAATTATATTGTCAAATATTACATCGCCTGTGCCGTTTGAAGATATATTAATATCTTCATTATTAATACTTTCAATAGTTGATCCATTAAATGTTAAGTTATCAACTGCTAATCCGATAACATTAATACCATTAGAGTCAATGTGTGCTGTCTGAATGTTATTATTTTGAAAATTAATTGTTTGATTTCCGGCAAAAAATCTTTCATCTGACACTGTAACACTTGTAAACATATTAGCCGAGTACACTCCGCCAAAAGGTTTCACTCCTGATATATGTCCTGTAACTTTTCTTAACGTAGTATCAAATCTAATAGATTTGTCAACAGCAGGTGCTTGAGCAGTTGTACCCTTAGGTAATATGAAATTAGTTGTCCCTGCTACTGCCGAGTTTGGATTTAGCCCTGTTACATCATAGTATTCAAATGTTAGTCCTGCTCCTAAAGTATTAGGTGTAATAGAAAGATATGAATCACCTGATGTATATACTAAAGTTCCTGTTAGGTTTCTTACAGTTGAAGTGGTTTGACCTGTTAGCGTAATAGTTACCGATTGGTCATTAAAAGCATTAGCCCACTCGCGTAGATCTGCGCTAACAATACCAAGTAATCTATCTTCGTTTAAACTATAGTCTGCGCCTGCGGCAATATACATAGTATCAGAAATAGGTAATGTTGCTGTGTATCCTTGCGGACCTGATGTGCTAACGTCTAATTGCCCTGCTGGTACTAGGTTAATATCTTGGTTTGTTTGATTTGACTGAATAACATTTTCATTAACAATGATATTATCTAACTGAATATTTGTATCAGCTCTTAGATGTAGATTACTGTTACTAACTGTAGTAGATATTGTATTGGTTGTTAATCTTAGGTCGTCTTGTGTTTGTAGAATATTAGCAGTAATAGTTCCTGAAGCATCTAGTTTATTAGAAGTAATATTTCCGTCAACAATTAAATCAAAATTAATTTGTGTATTATCTTTAAATACAACTTTTCCGTTGCCGTCGGCACGTAATTCTAAATCACTGTTTGATTCAGTTGTTTCAATAGAATTATTTAGAAATTTAATATTGCTAAGTTGAACAGCTGAATCAGTTACAAAATTCTCAGTAGTTTTAAAAGGACCATTATTTGTATAATTGCCAGTGTGTGTAGAGTTACCAATATGTGTTAGTGTACCGTTAATAATTGTATCAGTAAGTGTTGTTATACCATTAATATCTAAATTGTTATTAACATTTAAATCATTGCTGTCGAGTAATAAAATACCTGCGCCATTTGCTCTAAGATCTAAATTACTATTAGAAAGAGTAGTTGTAATAAAATTATCATCAACAAGTATATCGTCGTTTCTAATGCTATTAAACACAATGGACGAAACTGTAAAGTCCCCGGTTAGTGTTGTGCTACCAAGTATTGTAATATTTTTACTAACGTTAACACTACCATCAATTAGAATCTCTCCTAAACCTGCGGCGCCTAGCTCTAAGTCACTATTTGAATCAACAGTAGTAATAACATTGTCATCAATCTTAATATTTTCAAATTGAGTACTATTGTTAATTGTTACCGCACTATTAAGTGTAGTAGTACCTGTTCTAGTGTTATTTCCAATATGTGTAAATGGCCCATTAATTATGGCAGATCCTGATAAACTTGTTATCAATGATGTGGCTAAATCAGCAGTTACATTATTTTCAATATGTAAGTCGTCATCAATGGAAATACTACCTGTTCCTGAAGCACGTAATTCTAAATCTGTATTTGACGTAGACGTTGTAATAAAATTATTATCTAAAATAATTTCATTTTGTTCAAGTCTGTCAAACTGTAATGTGTTGGTAATATTAGCATTAGTTGTAAAAATATCATTGACAACTGTTAAATTTTCTGTTATGCTAACATCAGTATTGCTTACTACAACTTTACCAGTACCATTAGCTCTTAGTTCTAAATTACTGTTTGATTCAGTAGAACTTATATAATTTGTTTCAAATCTTACATTATCGCCTTGTAAGTAACCATCAACAGTTATATCATTAGTTACTACTAGATTTCCATTATTGGTGTATGTTCCAATTTCATTTCGTGTTCCGGTTTGTGTAAGCGTTCCTGTAATTATACTATCATTTAGTACTGTATCTGTGCTAACAGTTAGATTATTATCAATTTGTAAATTATTTTCTGAAACATAGATTTTACCAGTTCCACTAGCACGTAGTTCTAAATCTCCGTCACTGCTTATTGTAGTAAAATAATTTTCTCTAATTTTTATTTGGTCTGTAAAGAATTCTTGTGAACTAACACTGCTAACTGCTGTAAGGGATTGAAAGTCTAATGCGCCTTTAACATCTATAGTGTTTTCAACTATAACTAGTTCGTTAGTTACTATTTTACCTGTGCCTGAAGCACGTAGTTCAAGATTACTATTTGAAACAGTTGTAGTAATAACATTGGTATCAATATGAATATCGTCTAATCTAATGCTACTAGTATCAATATCAGAAAGACCTGTTAAGTTTCCTTGTATAGTGCTATTGCCTGTAAAATTAGCAGGACCAGTTACAACAAATGTACCATTAATTGTAGTAGCATTTAAACTTAGTGTTGCTCCAATGTCTGCTTGTAAGTCACCAGTTAGTTCTACGTCGTCTTCAAATTCAATGCTATCAGTTGTTCCTAAAGTTCGTAAGTCAACATCGTTATTACTTGTCCCAACAATATTGTTTTGTGATATGTACAGCCCTTCAGTATAAAGATCTTCAGCAGTTATGCTATTAGAAATAACGTCTCTACTGTTTAGTGTTTTACCAAGTGTTAGATCGTTGTCAATTTGTACACTGCTGTTTGTTACAGATACATTACCAGTACCGCTGGCAATCAATTCAAGATTGCTGTTTGATTCTGTTGTAGTAATTTTATTACCAGCAATTTTAATATCATCAAACGGAACTAGATCATCGTTTAAATTTAAGAAGCCACTCAGTGTATAGTTTCCGCTTACTACTTTGTCGCCAACTAATGTTGTATTTCCTGTGTGTACAATATTACCTGTAACTGTTAGTTTTTGTAAATCAACAGTGTTTGCTGTTAAATCATTTTGTATTTCAACTGGATTTAAGAACTGTACAACGCCGGTGCCTGCGGCTTCTAATTCTAAGTTACTGCTAGATATTGTGGTTGTTATTCTGTTTTGAAATAGTTCAATGTTTTCACCAACAACTCTTTCAGTAAATAATACACTCCAGCGTTCGGCGTCACTACCTAAATTGTGTACTTTGTCAAATGTTGGTTCTAAGTCAATACTTACAGGAGCATCAAAACTAATTGAAGAACTTCCGCCGCCAGCTCCGCCGCCGCCAAACGTAACTGCTCCATTAACAATCATATCTCCATTAACAGTTATTTGTTTTTCTATATCAACATCACTATCAAGTATAGTTGAACCACTAGAAGGATCTATATTTAAATCTCCGCCTATAGTGTTAATGTTGCTGTCAGTTAATTGTATATTTCCTGCTGTAATTTGAGACGCATCAATTTCAGTGTTATTAACGCCATCGCTAAAACTAATATTTGTTAGCCCTGTTGATCCGCCACCTAAGCCGTTGGCTGTTATAAATCCGGTATCTTGATCTACAACAAATGCCTCTCCTACTCTAAAGTTACCGTCTTGATCAACACTTTGATAATATATCTTACCTGTGTTTACTTCAACTGTTTCATTTTGTTGTGTAACAATAGTTGGGTCATTTTCAACACTTGTACCAGCGCCTACATAAGCAAAGTTATGTTGTATCAAATACATCAAACATTCGTTACCGTCTGCTTCGGCACCTACTGTACCATAAACGTTTACTGATCCAATCGATCTAAGTTCAGCACCTTTTTTAATTGTACTTCCGTCTGGTGTTAATCTTCCTACTGATCCATTAGTAGCATATAGCCCTTTAGAAGCAAAATATGTAAATGAATTTAACCACTCTACCCTAACACCGTTTGTCATAAACAACGCAATACTTCCAGGTGTAATAAATGTTACACTATGAAATAACATGCTTGCTTCAATACTATTTGAAGTTGCTACGCTACCGTCAACCAATGCTCCGCGTCCAGCACTTTCATCACTGCTATCTGATGATGTAATTACTGATATATTTCTAATATACGGACTTCTAGTATCAACTTGAAAGTTATTAGCAAACCTAAAAGCATACCCTGTGTTGTTTGTAGCATTGTAATAAAAGTTTGAGACTGTCAAATTTTCGACAGTAACTTCGCCGTTTAATAAGAATGCGTCTTTATCGTTGTTACTAGTGTGGGGATATACGTTAACACTTCGAATGCCTTCACCGTTTACTGTGACTCCTTTTGGTATAGTTAATGGAAAGTATTCTTCGTAATCGCCAGTATAAATGTAAACTTGATCTCCTGCTGATGCTTGACTTAGAGCATACTTGATTGTTCTAAAAGGACCCATCTGATGATCACCAACATTCGTATCATCGCCTTCAACAGCACTCACATACCATGTATTACCTGGTCTAGCACTAATTGTTGTAATTCCAGGAACACCAAAATTTGTTGTTGTTAGAAATTCTCCATTGATAGTTCTAGTATGTATTTCTTTCCATTTTTCAGTTGGAGAACCAATATTATATAAATCAGTAACGGAAGGCATTATGTCTGAACTTATCTTTCCGTATACAGACAGTCTATCTTCAGCACTACTATCGCCGAATGTTATGTTTCCATCAAGTGTTACATCTCCAACAGCATGTAAATTTCCACGCATCAATACATCAGTAAATGAACTATCGTCTGTACCTAATTCAATCCTGCCGTTGCCGTTTGTTCTTATTTCTAAATTAGAATTTGTTACAGTAGTTTGAATTGTACTATTATCAAAGTACAAATCGTTAACAGATAGTGTAGGAAAATTTATGTTTGCTGTTGCTGAATTAATTGTAATAGGAGTGTATCCAACATTAGAAATAACTCCGGTGGAACCATTGATAACTGTGTCAGTAATTTGTAAAAGTCCAGAGTCAACAATTAAATCTTTAAATACAGCATCGCCGTCAACTGTTAATTCTCTTGGAACAATATCCGTGCCAACACCTACTTTACCGTCAGTAACATTGAGATATAATAGGTCAGTTTCGAATGCTAAATCAACCCCATGTCGTTTGAGATTGTCCTTAAGCATTGGTCCTGAAATGCGGCCTAATGTAGACATGATTTGCTCCTTACAGTGTATTTATTGTAAGGAAGGAGGGTTTATTGATCGTAGCCAAAAAATGCGTATACAGGCTTTGTATCAGGTACAGCACTTAGCAGTTTTAAATGCCAACCCGGCTGTAATACATACGCCTCGATAGTTGGGTCAGTTGCTCCGTCACCTGTAGCGGTTGCTGTAATTAGAGAGGCATCGTTGTAACCTATGCCCTTATTAACGACAGTTACACTGTCTAACGAGCCAGGATTACCATCAAGGTTAGCAGTAAATGTGCCGCCAGCGCCTGTTGAATCCGAAGTACTAATACTAATTGACATTGTTGTATGATCATTTGATCCTGCTGAAGTAATTTTAAATCCAACAACTTCGCCTTGTGATTGATAAAGAGCGTAGTTAGTTCCGCTAATTTGAATAACATTTTCGACTACAACAATCATATTGTCAATATAGTCTTGTGGGTCTTTACCGTGTGCTAAACCTGGAACATACGTTAATCCTGTGTGGTTTCTAGTAGCATCATATGTTGGAAAATACTGACTTAATTCTTCAACTGGTTGTGTAACCACATCGTAGTTTCCAACACCTAAATTCTGTTTAATAATCCTTGCTGGTTCAGATGAACGAACTGGAATCCAACTGCCTTCATGATAAATTTCTAATCCAATAGCACGGTTAGGATAATGTTGCCCAATATCAGAAACTTCATGTTGTGATGTATCATCGGTAGTATAACGCACCATACCTTCAAAGGGATAATATGTTCTAAATGCTTTTTCACCTTTGGGTAATAATAAACTATCTCTAGAATTAATAGTCACTTGTCCAAATGGATGATCTACTTTAAGTGTATCATCTTGGATATTATTGTTTGACAAGTTTTGCGTTTTTAAATATTTCATTCTTTACACCGGTAAAATACTAACTGTTGCGATCACTTTATTATTTTCTGATGATCTTGCTTGAATGCTTTCTCCTGCGCCAAGTACGATTCTTTCGTTATCAAAAAATACTGTTTCGCCTGCTGGTAGTTTTAAGTTCTTGATAATTGCGTTTACTGTTGGATCAGCTGTTGCCCCTGATTTAACTAGATAAACATCAATATTTGTATCGCCGCCATATGCTCCTGAAGTAGGCGCTATTGTCGAATCATCTGGATCTGTGGTATTACAAAAAATTAATGTTGTAATAGCACTTTGAACATTTACATCACCTGGTGTTCCTGGAGAAGTGTAAATTGCTTCAATATCTACTGTAAGTTGTTTGTTTTCAATCATTTTATTATCCTAAAACAGCATACTAAATGCTAGTGCTTTTTGTTTACTTATTAATTCATTTTTAGCAGGATACTGAATAAGGTTTCCTGTAGTCAAATTTGTATCTGGATTATTTGTTACCCACTGTTGCCAAGATAACGTTTGTTTTGAATTATTAAAGAATAGTCCTGTTCCGCCAGGTGTTTGTTGTGCTGATGACGATTCATCTAAATCGCCGTACATTAAACTAGCGCCAGCAATATATGGAACTACCTCACCAGTAATATTGTATTGTAATGCTCTTGGAATTTCTACTGAAGCTGTTCCTTGCGTTCTTAGTACAATGTTACTATTAGTATTATTGTTAGTAATTTCATTACCTAAGAATTCTAAATCGCCAAGTTGTATTCTATTTGAATAGAATGTAGCAACTGGATTATTGTCAACAACTACTTGTACTTGGCTTTCTGTTAGTGAAGAATTTAGTCCTGCAGAAAAAGTTACGCCAGGAATATCAAAGTAACTTCCGCCATCTGTAACTGTAACTGTATCGATTTGTCTATATGTAACTGATGATACTACTAAATCAATCGTTGCTGTTGCTGTTCCTACACGCTGAGTTCCGCCGTTATCAACAAAGTTTACAGTAGCACTATCGTAATCGTTACCTTTGTTAGTTAACGAAACTTCGGCAATACTATAATCAAAATCAAATGTTGCTCCTGATCCGCCGATGCTGTTTGTTGTTGTTTGTACATTAAATCTTGAAGCAGGAAGAGCAGTGAATCTACCATGATCTAACATAGTAACTGTCAATATTTGACCGGTGCCATCAACAGTATCAACTCTGAATTTAGCATCTCTAGCTCGTGTACCTTCACTTACTACAAGTTCGTCTAATGGTTGATATCCTACACCGTCATTATTAATAGTTGCTGTACCAAGTTTCATAATAGCAACACCTTGTGCGCCACCGTCTACATCTTGAGCAATAACATACGTATCGTCTCTTTCAATTTTATTGTTTGGTTGTCTATTATTAATAGCAATATCTAAGAAACGTTTGTTAGGAATATCATCATCGCCTGATACATTTAAATGATAGTCAGTAGTTCCGTCAACTTTTATAACTCCAGTTCCGCTACCAATTAATGTTAAGTCGCCACCGTCGGTAAAACTATCAGTTTTAATAGTCCTTACTCTTAATGAGCTGTTAGTAAATCTAGAAGAAGTATCTCTATCTACAATTTCCCAAGTATCGCCTGTTTCATTAAATCTAAAAACTGCGTAAGTATTTCTAACACTAGGTGCTGAGAAACCTCTGTCAATTTCAATACCACTTACGTTAAGAGTAACACCGTCGCCGGATTCTCCGTTATTAAGTGTAATCATATTATCTTGGACAGCTAACTCTTGAGAATTAACTGTTGTAGTTTGACCTTCAACTATTAGTCCAGCAGTAACTCGTACTACACCTGTACCATTAGAAGGACCAACGTCAAGTTTAATTTCTCCGTTGTCTCTAACTTTAATTGTGTAGTCGTTGCTAGTTTGTAATACTTCAGCCATTCTATATCCTTAAATTATATGGGGGATTTCTCCCCCATATATCATCTAATTACGCATTAGTGAAATCGTCGTCATCTGTACCAACTAATGTATCGTCGTCACCAGCTTCTTCAACTTGTGCCGCACCATCAGAAGAAGATACTGTGAAGTTCCATGGAACTGATTTTCCATCGTATGCGTTACTGCCTGTACCATCTGGAGCAACTAAAGTTGCTTTGCGTCCGGTAATTTTTGAAACTTGATAAGTTTCTGAATCATCCATTAACATAGTAACTGCCATTTCAGTACCAGTAAGTGCTGATGCTAATTTGCCTGTTGTTAAGAAACGATCATAAGTTGTTCCCGGTGTACCGATAGCCGCTACACGAAACTTTTTAGATCCTAATTGCTTTACAATGTAACCTTCAACAACACCTGCGCCGCCATAAAAATCACATTTAATCTCACTTCCGCCTGCTGTAGGTGGGCCAAAGAATTTTTTATTAAGTGGTCTTCCCATTTGTTTTCTCCTATTTAAGTAGTCCCATCTGGGTTCTATCCAGTACGCTGTGGGTTAAACAGCATAAGTCCGCCTTGCGGCACACTATTTGACACAAGTATTTATCCTTGCGATAAAATTGCCATAAGTTCTAGTTTTCCAACTGTATTTAAAAGTTTGTTTATTTGATCAATTTCTTTGTTTGCTTTTTCTAAATATGATTCTTTACGTGTTCTTCGATAGTCTACTAGTATATTACTATACTGAGAAATATGATGTTCAATACTGTTTGATAACCTAGTAATATCATGAGCAAACATTGGGTGTGTTTTTCGCCAGCGTTTGATTTCTTTTCTAACTATTTCAAAATCTTCTGGGCTGTTACAGATCATTGTTTTTCCATATTTAAATTTATACTATTAGTATATAGTACATTATTATTTGGAAAAAGTCAAGTCATAAAAAAAGGGCGACATAAAGCCGCCCTTTCCAGTATTAAGTAAAAATTACTTAAATGATACGCTTGTGTCTGTGACTTCAACACGTGCCAAGTAGTCTGCGGCATTACCTAGAGACGATGCTGTGTTTGTTAACTCAACATATCCGTATCTAGTCATGAAGCTTACTACAGGCTCAAATGTGCCTGGGTCTAACACTACGCCACTGCTCATCAATGGAATGTATGGGCAGTAGAACGCAGGTGCGTCTGATTCACTTGATCCTTTGTAACCAATAAGAACAGGTGCGTCATTTGCAGCGTAACTGTCTACATATACCTTCATAGCGTTATTCAAAGTACCAACCATCTTAGTGTTAGTTGGAGCTTCAAATGTACCTTCAGTTGTTCTTGCGAACGCTGAAGTTGTAGCACTTTGAAGGATTGTTAGCGCGAACGGTGAAACTACTGCGTAGTTACCTGCGCCACGACGTGTACGCTGAGCGATTAGGTTTGCTTGTCTGTTAATAAGAACGGCCATAGCGGCATGTTCGTCACCAACAAATGTAGCAGTACCTGATACCGCTGACTGGTCATATGTTTCTGAACCAGTTCCAGCAAGATCACGTAGGCTGTTAATTACTTCCTGATCAATTTCAGCAGTAATTTCTTGAGCCAATGCAGCCATAATCTCAGCTTCGATATCAATACCTTGTTGAGCTTGAGCATCCTGAGCCGCTTCAAAAGTCCAGCGAGCTGATAGCTTTCTGGTTTTTGCTTCGACAGTTTGCTTCAAGATTTGGATTGACATCTTGTTACCTGCTTCACCTTCTAAAGAAGCTGTTGAGCTTCCTTTTGCTGGATCTGCAGCGTTACCTGAGTAGGCAGCCGCAATCTTGAATGGGCTTAACGCCTCTTCACCAGCTGTTACACCAGCACCGCTATCTGTACTCGCATAGCGAACACGTAGAGTGTGGATTTGTCCAACTGGACCTGTCATTGGTTGTACACCAACAAGTTCATTAGCAATGACTGTTGGCATTACACGTCTGATCACAGGTAGGATCACACGATTTAGGGTAGCAACGTTACCGGCAGAAGTGGCACCAGCTGTAGCAGACTCTGACAAATACCTTTTAGTATTTTCCAAAGTTGTAGCCATAACTGATTTTCTAGTTCCATTAAGGCCTTCTAAAAGAGCGCCTTTGGTTTCCTGCCAGCGTGACTCGAGTAGTTCTGACATAGTTTTATCTCCTTAAACTTTAAGTCCCGCGAGCTTGCGGATATCATATATTGCAGCAGTTTTTTCCTCACTGCCGATTAAATTAGCCTGTGTTTCTTTATCGCCTGTTACTTCTTTGCCTTCTACCAGTTTAGCCTTTGCCTTTGGAGCATCGCCTGCCATAACGGCTGGCAAGTACTTTTCAAATGCCGCGTGTAACCTGTCAGTTTTAATACTTTCAAGTAGTTCATTCATTACTGATTTTTTCTCACCAGTAAGCGGATTTAATAGTTCGCTCATAATGTCTTTACGTGATGCCATATCCTGAGCAATACGGATCTCGCGGTTCTTGCCTTCAACAATTTCTTGCTTAGTAGCAATTTCTTTTTGTGCTTCAGCCAACTCACCTTTAGCCTGCTCAACAACTTTCATTAGTTTAGCAGTTTCAGATTTTTCATTTAAGTGACTTGAAGCATATTCGCTTGCGAAGGATTCAAAAATCCTGCGACCGAAGTCATTTCTACGAGCGGATTCAATGTCTTCTTTTAGTTGACCAATTTCACTATCTAGTTTAGACTTAACAACGCCTTCGACTAGTTTAGCGGATTTGGCAACAAATTCAGACTTGACTTTGTCAAATTTTGCTTTGCTTTCACGGACAAGTTTAACTTTTGTTTCTGCTAAGTCTTTCTTGTCTGCGTGGAATTCAGCAATTTCATTTGAAAGAGCATCAACAATGAAGCTCTCTAATTTAGCAAAATTCGCCGCAACGTTTTTACGATCTTCGTGTAATTCAGATAGTTCAGATGCTAATTTTTGTAAGACAAAGCCTTCCATTTTCTTAGTATCTTTTTCCATCTTTTGGGCATACTTAGCTTTAGCTTCAATAAGCTGGTTTCGATCTTCGGCTAGTTCTGATAACTCAGATGCTAGTCTTTCACTTACCATTTTATCAACAGCTTCTACCATTGTAGACTTATCATGCTCATACTTGTGAGCAAACTCTTCACGAAGTTCTGCGGTGACTTGATCACGGTTTTCTTGAATCTTACCTGACCAAGCAGATTCAATTTCCGATTTCATTTCCTCGGAAATCACATCGTTTTCGAACAGTTGTTTAACAATATCAATCATGTGATTCTCCTACGATCATTTCAGTTTCCTGATGATGTTCACCAGGTTTTCTGCGATATACTTCTGTGCCTTTGGGTCGCCTTGAACTTCTTGTGCTATTTTAAATGCCTTTTCACCGCCTAATGTATTCATTAGATGTTCATATACTGGTGTTGGATATGCGCCTGGTGCGCTTGGTTGCGCAACAACATCTACTGTAATAATTTCAAAGTCTGATACTTTACCATCGCCGCTTTCGGAAACGTTACCGGAACCCCTACTGGAAACGCCTAGTTTGACTCCACTTTGCAACATGGTTTGTACTAACTGTCCCATGGGCGTTGGTAGAACCTTCATTTTTCCGTAACCATTTGGACCATCCATCCACATCTTAGTAATCATGTGGCTAACGCGGTCCAAATTAATGCGTAAATCAGCAGGATGATCAACTTCACCTAACACCGAATATCCGCCCTCAATTTGTTCGTTAAGGGTTTTGACAGCCCGAGCAATTTCAGAAGTAGGATAAAATCTTTGATTGGCATTACGAATATCACCTTGGATACAAATACCATTTAAGTACAAAGATTTATCATCTCCCTCGCCGGCCCTTTCGAGTTGTAACTGAGCTTGGTCGAAACTCAAATGTTCAGTTAAAGCATTTTTCATCTATTGGGCTCCGATTACTTACTGCCGATAATGCTTGTAGCATCTGCGGAATTCTCGCCTGCGCCTGATTTCTCAGCACCGTGGCCTGCTCCGTTGTTGCTCATGCGCTCACCGTCTTTAGAACCACCAACTTTGTTGATGTTCTTAGTGTTCATGTCTTTGACTTTGCCAGTTAGACCAGTTTCTGATCCACCGCCTTCGCCACCTTTTGTCATGTTAGCAGTTGTACCGCCCATATTGTTTGGTTTTGCTACTGGTGATGCTTTGTTATCAGCTGTTTCTGCTTTGCCTTTTTTCTCAGCACCGTGACCGTCTACTTTTTCAACGTATTCACGTACTGTTTCTAAGTCTTCAGCACCTTCTTCTGATTCAAATTCTGGCTGTTGGATAGCTTCCATGTCGTCCATTTCTGGATCTTCCATGCCGTTGTCTTCACCGTCTGCGTATTCTTTAAAAGCATTTTCTAGTTCGTCGATTGCGTCTTTAAGATCCATAACGTCATCTTTAGTTGCTGGCTCATCGCCACCTTCCATGTCGCCTTCGTCTTCGTCGCCTTCTTCAGCATCATCTTTAAATGCGTCTGTTGCGTCTGGCATATCGTCGCCTTCTAGCTCAACTTCGTCAAAGCCTTCTTCAACTTCTTCGTCGTCGTTATCTGCTGACTCTTCAACAGCGTCGTCGTCATCATTATCTGATGCTTCGTCTACTGCTTCATCGTCTTTATCTTCTTCTGAAGCTTCTTCTACAGACTCGTCTTCGTCCTTAGTGGCTTCATCGACTTCGTCTTCAATAAGACCTTCATAAATATCTCTTGATTTTGCTACCACGTATTCGTGGAATAGCTCTTCTGCTTTAGCTGTATCATCATTAACTAAATGATCAAGCATTTCAGCAATTTTTGAATTTTGTTCTGACATTGTAATCCTCCTGAAATTGGTAAGCTGTCAACTACTATTTACATAATAGCTGTATATTTCCCATTAAATGGTGTTATTTTGAAGAATTCCGTCTATTTAAATACCGTACCAGGGAATTTTACTTCAAACTCTTCAAAAAATGTATGACTAAAGTTATTTGTTACACGTTGTACATTATCTGGTGTAAACACGTCTCTTTGACATACTCTATAGTATCTTTGGCCTGTAAATTCCCTTAAAATCTTCTCGGTTTGGTTTGCCCAATTACCGAAATATGTTGCCTGATCTGAGCTACGCTTATAATTAGGCGTATCTGCATAAATGTTATTTACCTTTCCGTTCAGCCCTTCATAGTCAAAACCTATAATATAAATGGCATCATATCCATGCTGACTAGCAAGCCATAATGCTGTAGGTCCACTTGACCATCCTTTGTGTGGGTTAAAGAAATGTAATCCTGGTGTAGTGCGCACATCCTTGTTAGGGTTAGTCCACACTTGATTGCGTAAATGCCAACCTTTTTGAACTATTTCTTTTACCATCTTTGCGTCAACTGCAATCAAATAGTCCGGAGTAAATTCTCTATAAATGGCATTACAAGCATAAATTTTTCCATGCTTGTTCAGTTGTCTTAGATCTATGTTTCTACGACTAGTGCCGTTTCCTAAAACAAATGCTACGTTATTGTGCTGTTGCGGCGAGTTCTTCTGCGGTTGGTTGTCCATACATGCCCTGTATAAATTCTAGTTCGCCCGCTTTTTCAAACTCATGTGCTTCGCTGTTTTTGCGAAGTTGATTAATCTGACGAAGTGTTAAACGTACTTTTCTACTGTCGCTTTTTTCAACAACATTAATATCACGTTTGTTTGAATAACGCTCATCGTTAGCGTAATCCATTTTCTTATCATCAAAATAAAAGAATTCCATCAGT